CTTTTTTGCCCTGATTCTTTCCTGTGACATTATCCATCTTATTCTTTCATCAAACTTTTCTGGGTTGTGATACATCTCTCTTTTCCCACATCTTAAACAGTATAATTCAAGATGATCGTGTGTCAAAAATACTCTATCCACAAATATTTTAGCAGAACATTTTCTGCATGTCAAGAACTCTTTTATATTCATAGTGAAAAATTATACCAGAATCTAGGCTATTCCAAGTGCTATTAAATTAATCTGCATAGTTACAGAGCCTGTTGATCCAGATGGGAACTTGATAATTCCATCAACACGGTCTTTTGTTACTGATGTTAATACTACAGTTGCAGCGTTACCACCAGAAACAGTGCTTGTAGTGTTTGTTAGCCCTGCTATGGCAACAGGAGTTGTTGTAAAGTGAAGATCACTTACTGCTTCTACTAAAGATGAAATAAGAGTAACATCTATAGGTTGACCTCTTGTTGGTGTAATTATCGTTGCCATATTCTCTCCATTATATCATTATAGGGTTATTAGTGGTGTCTGAAAAAGTTTAAATAGGTTACTTTCTTCTGGTGGGGTTGGGTATGAGGGTAGTTGAACCTTGATAACTGCAGTTGAGGCTGTTACTGGAACCATTATGCTCGTTGTATTTCCAGCCTCTCTTCCAATATATTGAAACACAGATGAATAACTCCACTTGACAAATATGTCATGACTATTTTTATCAACACTAGAATGAATATCTTCCCATGTTATATTGATCATCTTTGTTCCAGATGTTGAGGTTGATACGTTATATGAATACCCAGCACTTGCCGATACTACTTGTCCAGAACTATTTAATAGTACTATTGGAGACCATTCAGAAATTTCATTATAGTCCTTTGTTGTAATTCTAAATCTAATTTTATGCTTACCATCTTTTCCTGGGTATGGAAGTTTATCTACAGGAATAATAACTTTTGCCATTAGGAAACCCCTATGCCAAATCTATATTCAATATAGTTATTTGTATTTTCACCCTTTAAAATTGGTAGTCCATCATCTGTTTTAATTATGTTATACCCGACTAGTGAGTATAATGGATTTATTGCTGTAACGTTATCTATTCTCATTCCATCAAGCAAAACAAAGTAGTCGTTGGATGGTACCCCACCTACTAGCGTAGAAACATAAATCCTAACCATATTTATATTAGCCCATGAAAATGATTGGTCGGCAGCAAACTGAGATATTGTTCTGGTTACAACCTGATATCTATTTGATCCTATGTTAGCCGATGTTAAATCTATTTTTGCTGTTGCTGCAGGTGGTGCGGTATTTATACCTGATAAGTTATTTATAAATTGTAAAATAATCTTTACATTATCTGGATTTGTATTGGTTGCTGCCTGTCTACTTAATAAACTAAAAGCAAGTTTTACTTCATCGTCTGGAAGATTTTGACTTAAATCAAAAGATATTGCAGAATTTTCTAAATATTTTGATCCAGTATTTATAGTATATCCTGAGCCTATATATGACGAACTACCAGAAACTAATAGTGACCTATTTAAATATCTTGGTGGCTCCTGTCTATTTTGTCTTGATTGATCATTAAATATTGTAGAGTCTGAATTAATAAATAAAAACTTTTCAGTGCTTGCATTTATACTTGCACTTGTATTTCCATTATCAATTGGAATGTTTGGATAAGGAACTGCTGAAGAACTTGAACCATCCGAATATGTCCACGCTTCTGCTGTTGAAAATGTTATAAGTAATTTACTATCATATCTTCCAGCAACAGCATTGTTTGCACCAGGATATACTCCTACTTCAGATATCTTATATCTTTGATCATTTGGCATTTCTGCTTTAAGAACTAGTTTTTCTACACCATCTTCTTTAATAAAACCTTTTGATAAAATTGGAACTCTAAAAACCTCAAAATCTAGTGATTTTTTTGTTAGTGACACAGATGCTTGCTACGATTTGTTTACCATCATTAGTTATCATTATCTCACCTCTACAATTGTACCATTTGTGTCTATTTCTACTTCTACTAGTTCGTCTGGAGTCATATTGTCTAGTTCAATAATTAGGTTTCCATCTGCATCTATATAGATATAGTTATCTAAGGCTCTATCTGCTAAATATTGATCTCCAGGTATTTTATTAGATAGTTTAATAGAAAATGCATTATATAAAGAGGTATCTGATTTTTGAGATGCAACAAGGTTTGAAGGGTCAAACTCTTTCTTAATAGAACTTAAATTAGATACTATATTGTAGTAAGGATTTATTCCTTCTACCGTGTCAGTTCTGGTAAATTTTGTCAACTCTACAGCACCTAGTTTTTCAAAAACCATCGCTATAATTGTTGCCTCATCAACATTGTTATTTGTAAGAGAAATAACATTATCTTTTTCTGGAAGTTTTATAGATGTTGTTCCTGTAGATGAAATGTCTGGAAGCGAAGGAAATGATGGAACTGATACTGTTGCTTCTGCAGTAAGTGCTTTTGTATATTTACTTATCTTTGACTGAATCTTGGCAAGTTCTGCTTTTGTAACGTTATTGCTAGACTTAGCATATTTTTTTAAATCTTTTTGAAGGCTTGCTCTTTGTTTTTCAGTAAGTGGTGCAGCAGCAATTGCGGCTTTAGCCGTTGACTTCTCTTTATCTTTTTTTGCCACTATACTTCAACCACCTTAATTATACTAGATGGACCCTGCTCAGATCTTCCGTATTGAATTTCACTAACAACAAACTGCTTGTCTATTTCAACAAATTTATCATCACTTGGCATTGTGTAGTCTATATTAACAATATCTCCAAGTTGGATGTGTGGAACTCCAAATACCTCTAAGAGTATAATCTTTCTAGGTTTTATTGTTTTAGAAAGTATCCAATCCATCAATCCATTAGCCTGATCTTCACTTTGTATATAAATTGAGTCCAACGTAAAGTCTCTTCTTCCATACTTTGATCTACTAATCTTTACATCTTGATATATTTTATCTTGTTTAGAAGGTGACAATATTGCATTATTAACAATTATTGGATCTGCAAAGTTTGATCTATCTTGATAAAACTTATCTGCTGTTAAAGTATTTGATGTATTTTGAGTAAAGGTTATTCCTATAATTTGTAAATAGTTTCCAGATGTTTCATCAAGTGTGATAAGTTTGTCTGTTGCATTAAATACTAAAAATTCTGCACCATATGCATCAGCGTAAAAACCTGATGAAGTGTAGGTCTTTTCATTATTAAAGGTAGGCTTTAACATTGCTCTAAATGCTGGGTACGCTTTATCGTATTTAACGTTAAAGTATACACACTCTCTAAAAATAGTTCCAAATTCCTCGTAGTACATTGCATACTTTGGTGCATTTTGTGCACCTATTCCAGATAGATATGTTGCTTGAACAAATCCAGACACTGCATATTTTCTTAAAGCATCTGAAGAGTTTATTTCTTTCTTTCCAAAAGCATTTGATACACTCTCTATAACGGTACTTTTTGTTTCTTGAGAATACTGATTTTTTAAAGCATATATATTTTCAAACATACACTTTGACCCACCCCTGACAAAAACTGCCATATTATTATATTTTTGGGATAGAGGACTTGTATCATCTACTGTTGCAATCTGTGTTCCATTGATGTATAAGTAGAATCTTCTTATAGATCCTATTTCTTTATATTCAATAGATATGTCATATACAGTTGGATTTGCTTCATTTGAAAGTCTATCTTGTCCAACAAATCTTCCTTCGTCTACTAATATCTTTGATAGCCCACCCCAAAGTTTATATGGGAGTGCAATTTCCTTTCCATCTTTAACTGCATTAACTACTTTATAAAATAATACGTTATGTAGTACAGAACTTTCCACACCTGTATTAGAATCTACAGTATTATAGTTTTCTAGATTATCAGAACTTAATGAGCATATTTCAAAATAATATCCAGTTACTCCATCTGAATCTAACATAATTGATATTCCACCAGACCCACCAGTAAGGGTTGTTGTTTGATCTCCAGTTTGTGATGAAACTACATAATATTCTGTTGCATTTGTAGGTGTTTGAATTCTAGCACTTGCTTCTTTCTTACCTATAATTCTCATCCTAGTTCCAAAATGCTTGTAGTCTGAATCTAATGTTTTTTTAACATGTGTTATTTGATTTTTATCTACTGCTGTAGATGGTCCTGTAAATACTAATGCAGATGATTGAACAGTTCCTTTAGATGTTGTTTTTTGTGTTTTAACAATATCATCTGATGGAATTGTTTCTCTTAAAAAGTTTGATATGATTCCATTACGACTTGATTGAGTTGCACTTGCCTTACCTGCTTGCCAAAGTTTTTCTGAAGCGTTTCCAAGGGCTGGTCTAACAATAGATCCTGTTGGCGTTGTTGTAAATAAATAACTAGAGTCCATTTTATATCCATCAACATTATTATTATTGGACCAAAAATCATTTAAACCTGCAGAGTGTTCAGTTATGTTAGTTCCAAATTGTGCTCTTCCACTTTTCTTTACAGGTCCATTCTTATACAAAGTAGTATATGTTCCTAAATTATTTATATTATCTTCGTAATATGGTTCTGAATAAATTCTTATTAGTCCTGTAGGATACATTTTTCCATTAAATGGTAGTTGACTAAAGTACTTTTGATATTCTATTTCATCAGATACCCAAGCATTTCCTATTGACGGAACGGTATATTGAACAGCATCATATTTAATTATTTCACCATTTGCATATAGATACCCCTGCATTCTTGGAAGCCAGTATACATTTTCACCTATGTCTATAATGTTGTTGACTAGTGTATTATTTTCTACATATGGATCTAAGTTATTAAGAGTTGTATTTAAAGCAACTGCACCTAAAGTAAATGATCCAGTCTTTGACTTTTCATTTATTGTTTTGTTATTTGCTTGACTTGGAACTTCCCATAATACCACTGGTTGATATCCGTAGGTTCTGTCTTCGTCTAGATATGTAGCCTGTTTTAATGAAGCAGGTGCTCTTTGAATATATCTAGCAATGTAATTTATCTTTCCATCATTTATAACCTTTGTTTCTCCACTTTTAATTTCAATAATATTAGGAAGATTGTTATCTGTTTTTTGACCATATAACGTAACGTCTGTTGATCTTTCACCAGTAGCAGGCAGCATATATTCTTTTGACATCACAACAAAGTTATTATATTCATCAAAGAACATTGCAGACTGTGTTGCTACTGCTAGTCTTTGTAATACCTCAGCAACGTTTGCATCTGGTTCAACAAAAAAGTATGGAATAACTGGATCATTTTTATCTGTTATATTTTTAAATACGTAGTTGCTAAATCCTATATTATCTAATAATACTGCTACTGCATATGTCAATGAAACATTTTGTAAAAGTATTTACCGATATATCAACCAAGGCACTTCCACCTTTTGGAAAGTCTTCAATATACATACTTTTAACTGGTATAAACTTATCATACTCATTAACATTCTTTATAACATCATAAAAGTCTACTCTTGTATTGGGATTTAATATATTGGATATAATACTACCCTGATTATTTTCAAATATATTTTGCTCACTAAATGCAAAGTCATGATTCATTAAAGTCATTGTTCCATTTGAGGCTACTAAACTACCTACTGGTATTCCAGAGGTATCGTTTGGTATTGATTTTGTTACATCGAAACCTAAAACATAATCTGATATATTTGCTGTAAGTCTTGGGCTTAGTTCAATCAAATCAAAAGTATTGTCTGGACCATAAAGTGTTTCTACTTTTACTCTTAAGCCTTTTAATAATACTATTTCTCTAAATACTGTTCTGCCACCATCTATAAAATAATCTGGATCAGTTAGTGAAGATACAACGCCGATTCTTTTTGTATCATCATCTTCTAATAATTGAAATTTATATTCTGCTGGAAATGATTCCCAAGCAATAGTTGAAGAGTTCCAAACATGCACTGTTCCAGCAGATGTTGTTGATGACCCTACTAAGTATGCCTCACCATTTATTGCTTGTGCTGATGGAAGATCACCTACGCTATTTAGTTTATCAACATAGTAAAATGATCCTTTATATTTATCTGGTATGTTTAAACCATAAAATAGTTCTACATAGCCATCCCATTTAACAATGTTCGATCCATCTCTTCTTAAAGAATCTTCATTAAAGTTAATTGCAGTTGTCCAGTTATTATTATTATCTAGATATTGAATGGACCATCTTTTTGGAATACTAGACTTTGTTATATCTGTAAGTGGATCTATAATTACATTGTTATTTACATCTTTTATTGTTACCCCTGCACTTTCTGCAAGATTTGTTTGTAGTTTAACAACAATTCTGTTAGAGGCAACCTGCTCTTTATATACAACAAATGGACATGCATCTGTAATGCTATATCCAATTGCAGTTGAGTCTACTCTTTCAGATCTTCCTCTTTCAATACTATTTTCAATTCTAAATGAGTTCCAATATTTAAAGTAGTCATTTCTAGATGCCATATAATACCTAGGTCTTCTTGCAGACTTAATGTTATCTACATACTTCCCTGTTTCAAAGAATAATGGCTTGTTAATTCCAGATCTAGGTCTAAAAGAATTAAAGCATTGTTTTAAGTCATAATAAAGTTGTCTATCTACTTCTGGTGTAGTAAAAATTAATGATGCATCATTTTCATCAACAAGTGTTTCTGACTCTATGCTTGAAACAAGTGCGTCTGTATAATAATCTCCTAAATCATCGGGGTCGTATGAATTAGGTAAATTAGCATATATAGAAGATGCTGCATCATTAGCCCTATATCGGTAGTTACCAAAGTTTAATATATTTTCAAAATCATTAAGATTCCATTCTGCAATTACTAATGATTCTGATTTTAGTGTATTGTTAGTTTTAAGATGTGTATTTAAGTCGGAATCTATAAACATTATACTTCCTCAAGAGATAATGAAATATTCCAAAAGTCGTGATTAGAGCCGCCGCGTTTTACTACGTTAAAAGAAAATGAAGAAAAATAAACTTCTATTACATCATTGTATTGATGCAAATGGTCAAATCTATCAACCTGTCCACTAAACTTATCGTGTCTATCATAAGACATAAACATATAAAATGATCCAGGGTTTGATTCGTACCAAGATACTATGTCTGCACCTCCTGCACCACCGTCAGCAGTATATTCAGTTAATCCAGACGCTGCATTGCCATATGCGTTATATGCTGGGTCTCCACTATGGGATCTTGATGGAAGCATTTCCCAATCTAGAGATATATTTAATTTATCTGCAATATGGTATGAACGCATTGTTCCATTAATCATTCTTTTTCTATTTTCAATTCTATTTTGACCTATTGATATTTCTCCACGATTATGATCTGATAATATAATAAAATCTTCTAATTCGGTACCCCCAGGAACAAGCAGTCCTCCGTTAACGCTACCACTATTATTAGACCATGCAATAGCCTGTGGTCTAGTATAAGCCCATCTATTTTGAATATAAGTACTTGTAGCCATTAGTATCTGTTTCCTCTGACGCTTCTATCTTTTGTCATTCTAATTCTATTCATTACTACATCTGCAATTTCATTTGGAGATGCATTTGTATCTGCAACATTAACGTTTACATTATAATTATACACTGGTGCCGACACATTTGAAACAGATGTTGTGGCTTCAATTGGAGATATGTTTGGAGATCCAATATTCATTCCTGCACCAAACACGTTACTATTCAATGACTTTAATAATGGCATGTTTGCTTCTGCTACAGATTTTCTAACAACAAATTCTCCAGGTGTTAACAATGCTGGCACTTTATCTGTCATGCCAGTTCCTGGAACTATATTTCCATTAGCAAACCTAAGAGAAGGAGGGCTTTCTGTAGATCCTTTAGGTAGTCCTCCGTACATAAGTTTTTGAATTGATCCACCATATTTGCGGCCTGGTATTGGAGATCCTTTAGGAAACTTTCCCATAATATCTAGTACCTGTTGGTAATAGTCTCTAATACTCTTAGAATATTTTTCTTGATTAGCCATAGATGCTTCCGCTTGTACCTGTGCAATTGCAACTCTTTGCTGAATTAAATCATTTTCTCTTTCAAGTTCTGCCATTTTAGATTTTATAGTATATATATTATCTTCATATTGAAGTGTGCCTTGTGTTCTTTGATAAATATTTTCATTATAAGTATCTATCTGTGCTTCTATTTCTGCCCTTGTTAATAATTTACCATTAACTTCTGTAGTAAGTGCATTAAGTTCTGCTTGACGTTGTGCTTCTAATGCTGTCTTTGCATCTTGGATTTGATTTGATGCTGAGTCAGATGTCATCTGTGCAGCGGCTGAAGCAGCAGCACCAAAGTCTCCACTAGTTAAAGCATTAGCAAGTGCAATAGAATTTCTTTGTTGTTGATTTGCTCTTTCATTTGCTTGAGCAACTGCATCTAGAGCCTTTGTTCTATTAGAATATAAATCATTTACTGATTTTTCTTTCTTTCCTAATACCTCTAATGCATGTTGTCTAATAGAGACTTGTCTAGTATCTAATTCATTTAACCTAGTTACTTGATCAATTTGTTTTTGATTTTGTGCAATTTCTAAATTCATACCTTGAATTTTAAGATTATTTAAATTAATTGATTTTTGATCTTGAGTTAATCCTGCTGCTGCCAATACTCTTTGTCTGGTTGAATCATCATTAATTTTTTTAATAATACCTTTTTGATCCTCTTTGGCTTTATTATAAAGTTGTGTTGCCTCTTCAGCGGTTAAGGTAGCGGCTGCTTCTGGGTTTAATCCATTTTGAACTAATCCAGATATTGCAGCAGTTTGTTGTTTTGTTAATGTAATACGCTCTAACAATAGTTGAAGTGCAGATTTTTCTCCTTCTGTACCATCTCCACCAAATCCTCCTCCAGTATCTGCTCCTGGAATACCACCCTTTCCTCCTGGGTTTAGTAAGTTATCAAAATAATATTTTCCTTTTCCAAGCATTGCTGCTAACTTTATTTCCATTTCATCAGTCAATGCTCCGCCAGCAAGTATTCCAAACTGTTCCATCTGTGTTGTAAAGTTTTCAGCAGAAAGACCTTTACTAATTTGTTCAACCATAGTATCTGTAAGACCCATATTCTTTAATGCTGATTGTGCTGCTGTTTTTGTTTTCTTTAATTCTGTTTCTAATAATTTAGCAGTTCCTGTTGGAACAAGCACTGCTCCACCCTTTCCACCTCCAGCAAATGCTTTTTGATTTGCAAGATTATTTAATTCACCTTTTGTAACTTTAAGTTTAGTTGCAATTGCATCAAGACCACCTTGTGCTGTTTGTTGACTTGTTCTTCCTAATTCATTTGTTTTTCTATTATATTCATCTAAACTCATAGATCCATCTAAAACTGCAAGTTTAAAGTTAGAAACAGATTCTTCTGATGTTTTAAATGCTTGAACTGTATTTTCTGCAATTAAATTAACTGCAATCTTATTTTTTTCTACATCGTCATCAGTAAATATTTTTGCAAGGCCACCCCAGAATCCAGCAGTATTTTGAGCAAACATTTGTTCAGTAACTGCATTTACTTGTGACATATCTATAGTAGGAGTTATTTTTCCAATAATATCTATTTCATTGCCTTTAATTAATTCACCATTAGTTCCTAGTAATTGTGTTAATTGAGCAGATACATTTACTGCTAATTGTTGATCATTAAGAGTTTTTCCAATTTCAATTGCTACACCCCTGGCTTCTTCTGCTGTAATAGCACCAGATACAACGCTTCTTGCTAGTTGATTCTTTAGGGCGGCAATAGTATCTCCACCAGCCTTTTTAACCAATTCAATATCAGCAATCAATTGTTTTCCTGCATCTGTTCCAACAAATTGATTAGCAGCCTCTGCTGCTGGTTGACCGACTGCACCGCCCACTCTTTGTGCTAATGTGGATGTAACTTGTTGAGTTGCTGTTTGTCTTCCAAATGCTGCAGCCATCTGATCAACTGTTTTTGATGAACCATACATGGCTCTAGTTAATGCAGCACCAGAGTCTTCTAACTTCTTAATTTGTGCTACTACTTTATATGTTCCGTAAGCAAGTGCTGCAGTAGCACCAATTGCAAGACCGATTGGATTTGCTAACTTAGGAAGAAGTGGTCCAAGCACTTGCAGTCCAAATAATGCTGGGGTCATTGAGTTTACAAAATTTCCTATGGATGCAGCAAATTGATTTGAACTTTGTGCCATCATTTGTCCAGCAAACATTAATGGTATTGATGCACCTGCTGCAACTGTTCCTGCAGTTCCAAGTCCACCCTTAAATGATGTTATTGCTGCTTGACGTTTTGTTTGTGGACCATATGTAACATCGCCAGCAGTTGCATAGTTTCTTACTTGTCCAGCATTTAGTGCTTCTAAGAATGGTTTATTTTTTGCTGCCGCATCTCTATTAACTACAAATTCTCCAGGAGTTAATAATGATGGTACTGATCCACCTTTGGCAAAAGGTAATATGTGACCTTTGTTATATCCCTCATACTGTGGCATTGTTTGATATCCAGATCCACCAGATGACCTAGTTTGTCCTGGACTAAACTTAATACTTCCTGAACTACCAGTATAAACATATGTACTTCTTCTCATTCCAGGAATTCTTCTAATTTTATTTGGTAGAACTTTTAGCAATCCAGCAACTCGTCCACTTACTCTTGATTCTCCAGTTTGTTGACTAAGTGCTGCTCTAGCAAATCCTAACTTTTGTTTATCTGGAACGCTTGCACCGACTCTATCTACTGCCTGATTAAATATTTCAGAAAACATTTTATCATCTACAGTTTGACCAGCCTTTACTTTTTGCAGTAATATTTTGTGTGCCATTCTTCCTAATTGTTTTTCAACCTTTGGATCTGTTATTCCTGTTTCATCTAGAAGATATTTGAATGGACTGACTATTGCTGATGATCCTCCATGAATTCTTCTATTTCCTAAAAAGAATCCACCAACTTCTGCTCTTGTTGCTGTACCTGTTCTTAATCTATTATTAAAATCATATTCTTTACTTGCACCGATCAAACTTTTTGCTAAACTTCCTGCTGCTGGTTTAAATCTAGGCATAGGGGATATAAATCTTGTATATTTGTTATGTGTTAAGTTTAACTCTTTTAACATTTCATCTAGTAATGCTGAAGGGGCATTTCCAATTTCAAATGGCTGTTGGCTAAATGGAACATTTGGATCATCGTATTGACCTGAAATAATCTTTGTATATTTACTACCTACACCACTACTTTCTTTTTGCATATTTTCATAATCACTAAAGAATCCGCCATCGTTATACCCACTAACTTTTCCACCATTTAACATTCTTAAAAAATTTGTACCAATTGAATTAGTAGCCTTTTTAGTTACTACAAACTCACCTGGTGTAAGCATTGCTGGTACAGTATCTTGATTTCCAGTTCCTGGCACAACTCCACCGCTTGCAAACTTCTGTCTTGGAAATCCACCCTTAATATTCCTTGTTTGTGCCATTTGCATTGCTGCACCTGGAGTACCTAGTGTAAATTTAGAAATAGATGCTGCTTCAGCCATTCTAGTAATTAATATTCCATATGTATCTGCTAAACCATTAATTGCTTGACGAGCACCTTGTGCTGAACTTACTTGAGCAAGCAAGGCATCGTTAACTGTCATAGTTGCTGTGCCTAATTGTTTAGCAGCAAGTGCTGAATCTAATTCTTGAAGTGACATATATTTCATTGACTGGCTTACTGCTTGAATACCTCCAAGGATTCCTCCTTTAAGGGTTCCTTTAGTAAATATTCCAACTCCTTGCATTAATTTTGCAAGAGTACCACTTAAATTCATCAATAAACCAAAAAACATAGTTCCTGCTGGAATTACAAGACCTGTAATGATTGTTGCCAATGCTGCAAATCTTTTAGTAAAATCTGGTAAATTATTAAAACCTTCTACTATCTTTGTAAAAAAATTAACTACTGGAATTGCAAGTTGTATAAATAATTGACCAATTGGTGCTATAGACAATTTAAATTTTTCTACAGCAGCGGTTAGTTGAACTCCAAAAGATTCCTCAATTGTTTTTAATTCTTTATCTGCAGATGCTGCCATTTGTTCTACTGAGAAACCTGCTGCATCCATTACCTGTTGTGCTTGAGATCCTTGACGAGTTAGATTATCAAACAATGCACCAAGTCTTGCATATTGGTATTTACCAAATATTTTTTCTAATGCCTGTTGTCTTGTAAAGTCATCAAGCGTGCTTAATGCTCTACTGAATGCCATTACTGTACCCATAAGGTCGCCTCTATTTTGATTAACAATATATTCCATGTTAATTCCTAGTTGACCTAATGTTTCTTTTGCTGCTTTAGATGGATTAATTAAAGATGCAAGACCAGACTTTAATGCGTTAGCACCTTGTTCTGCTGATACACCACCTTCTTGCATAGCAGCCAAGAACACTGACAAGTCTTTTACGTCACCACCTAATCCTACAATTACTGGTGCAACTTTTGGAATTGCTGCAGCCAAGTCTTGTAAACTTACAACTGTTTGGTTTTCTACAATGTTTAAGAAATTAATTGCATTTGATAAATCTTGACCAGATAATCTAAAGGCACTCTGTAATGCAATAGTTGTTTTCAATGCTTCATTTTGATCCATTTGACCAAGTGTTGCTAACCTTGTTGATTCTGAAACTGCATCTGTTAAATCTTTGTTTCTTCTACCAGCGGCTGCTGCTTGAGCGGCTAATCCAACTGTATCTTTTACTGCAATTCCATATTTTGTATATTCTTTTCCTAAAGCCATTACAGCATCTAGGTTTCCTTGCAATTCTCCTGGAGTTGTAAAAATATCTCCATAAACCTTTTTAAATGAGACTACCTGCTTTTCTAAGTCTGCAAATGTTTTTCCAGCAACTATTCCAAATGAAGTAAGTGGTAGTGTAAAACCAACCATAAGTTGGCGACCAGCCCATTGAACGTTTTTACCAAAATTAATTAAGTGTGTAGTTCCCTGACGGAACATTGTGCTAAGAATTTGAGATCTTTGGGCCGCAACAGCCATTTCAGAATTAAATGCTGCGAGTGGTCTAATAGCAAGAGCATCTTGCATACCTTTAGCGGACCCAGAAGTGGCAATAAACTGAGTTTGCATGGTTCTTGCACGTTCTGCAGCAAGACCCATTGTTTCAGCGAATAAAGCACTGTTACGGTTGAATTTAGCACTAAAGAAATTACCAAGAGTTGATTGACCCTTTTTAAGTGTTGAATCAAGTGCTCCTGCAGCAGTTTGCATTCTTACTGTTTCAGCAGTAAAGAATTTACTTGCGTTAATTACATCTTTTAGTTCAGATGAGTATTTTGCAGCAGCGGCTGTTTGAAAAGTGTTACCTTTATTAATAGCAAGATTGAAAGCATTAATTTGTTGTTGTAATGCTTTTAATTCTTTTGCAGCAGTGCCAGTGTTGATTTCAATATCAACTATACCCTTGACAACTTCAGCCACTAATCAATCACCTCGTAGTCTAATCCCTCACCGATACCGAATCCTGCTTTTCTTGCGGCATTGCCTTGCAGTGATACTATATCGTTAGGGTCAGTGGTCTTTCCACCACTAAAGGCTTTGGCTTTAATTCTTTCCCAAGCCTCTTGACCTTCAGACGAATTATCTTTATCCATATCTACACCTTGAAGAGCAGCAAAGAACTTTCTATCTTCATGTTCTTGCTTACTCTTTGCGTTTAGTATTGCTACTAACTCAGGCATTGATATAGAGTCTTCCATGTCTTTATAATTCTTCCAGAACCCTAGAAGAAATACTTTAGACTCTATCTCGGCTAGATCTAGTTCGTCCCAACTAGAGCCGCCGCTAGTGCGTTTGGGTCGTTCAACTTAATACCCGCTGCCACTTCGATGATTTTGTAAACTGTTGGAAGATCAATAACTTCTTCAAACTTTGCTGGATCAGATAGTTCTGGATCATATTGTTTCATTGCAATTGCTGCACAACTTACCAATAAATCCATTGACTTAATATTGTCTTCTGCAATTTTTGGATCAGAAATCTTTTGAAACTCTTTCATAAATTCTCTTAATAGAGTAATTTTTAAAGGAGCCATAGTAATTTTTGTTCCGTTTTGTAGTTCAATTTCAACTGGTTCATAAACACTTGTTGCCATTCAAGCCTCCTTAAGACTCATTAAAATTATAGCACAAAACCCACCCCCTGTATAGGGAAGTGGGCTAAGTGTTTATGAAATTATTGTTTAGACTGTGCGGTCAACAATTTTTCCGTAAGATCCGTTAGATGCTGAAAGCAAGCGGAAAGTTACTTCAAACATTGAAGGTGTGTCACGTTTTGCTGAAACTGTTACACTTTCGATTGAAAGTGCACGGTTTGCAACATAGACGCGTTCCTTAGTAACGTTTGGGTCACCTGTTCCTGGACCTACTGCAACAAGAGCACGTTCAACTGGAACGTCACCAATGTCACCAGATTTTAGTTCTAGTGTTTCGGTTGATCCTGATGTTGTTTTATCTGCTTCTTTCGCTGCAATTGCTGTAATCAAGTTGTCCAAAGTTGCTTCAGCAAATGCTGTAACTAAACTTACGGACATACCTTGTTTGTACAGACGTGCAACGTCTAGCAATTGGTCTACTTGAACTTCACCAAAGTCTGGTTGGAATTGTAATTCCAGACCATTTTGCTTAGAATTACCACGAGTATATGCCATATTTATTTCCCTCCTCTATAATTTGTTGATAGTGGGGGCGTTCCTCAATACAATTATAAGTCTTGTTTATCGGTAGTCTGATACTGTATGATAATCAGCCTTAATTATAATATCCCCAGAAAATACGTTTCTTTGGTCATCTAAGTTTGTAGCATCTGCCATATATGTAGTTTCATAGGCATTTACACAATGAAAGTAGATTTTTTGATCCCCGCCATAAGTATCTTGCATCCAAGCATTAATATCTTCTGCTGCTGCATCGTCCCTATCTATAATTTCTAAAAATTTCCATTTTAAAGCCATAAGGTCTGCAAGGTTTCCGTGACTTAATTTTACCCTGGACTGAACTCCTTTAATTGGGTAAAAATATTTATACTGTCCACTTCTTTGTTTAATAAATTCATCATGAACAATAGATACTTGTTGTGGATTGGTTAGTGTATTAAATGGCAAGGCATCAGCACCAGAGTTAATAATTGTTAGTGGAACAATAGGACTAAGTTTATTTCCTTCTTGATCAATTATCTTATTTAAGTAGTCAAACTCTGGCAATTGAATAATTTCATCAAATGCGTACTTTAATATATTTGCTGTTGGTGTAAATAACATTACACTTGCTGCACTATAAGCCAATCTGATCATCTCCTGGAATACTGTTTATCCACTGCATAGCAGCAGCCTTACCAGCATTTTTTGCATTACTACTTTTAACTGCTGATCTAAAGTTTTTGGCATATGATTTAGGACTTTGAAAATGCTCATAAAACTTTATAGATCTTAAGTATACTTGAGAAAAGTATGAAGCATAAAACTCATTAAATGTTCTTACAAATGATCCTCTAACTGCTTCTCCACCAGGATTCTCAATAACTATAGGACCTTTTCTAAAAAATTCTTTACCGTCAATTTCAAAGAATAAAACTTCTGCATCTTTTTCTTGAACAGTTATTGTTTCTCCATCTTCCATAACCTCAGCCTTGTTATAGAATGGTTCACTCCCACTCTTAGGGCTAGTAACCGATTGTTTAAAATCTGCACCAACTACAACTCCACCTTGACCTGTTTTTATATTAAGTTCTACAAGTCTTGCAAATGGGTTTCCAACTTGTCCCCATTCATATATATGATGAAGCATTTCTGGATGCATTCTGGCTACACCATCAAGATATTGATAAAAAGCATTAACACTTGTATTGGCCATTTTTAGTGCTATCTTATTTTTACTTTGCCTTGTTTCACTTAAAAATCCATCTGAGTATTTTACAATATTAGTTATTGTTCTATTTAGTTTAACTGTATCAAATTTTACCGCTATAGCACTCATTAGTATAATACCTCATTTTGTCTAGTTGATCTTGCAAGGTATCCACGATAAAACTCTACTTCATGAAATCCGTTGTAGGATGGAACTCAGTTATTGAAAATATGCTACCATTCTTCTTCTTTTGAATATCTTCATTAGTTCTTAAAAGAACATCTGAGTTATATTGAAACATAGGTCCACTATTCTTTAATTCTCCAGTAAGAGTCTTGTCTGACATAGAAGATATAATAGAACATCTTATTACCCTATCCAGTACCCACGTTTTTTGTATAACACCTAGTTCATCCTGCTTGCTTTCGGCATAATATAATTCAGCAGACATTGGATAATAAATATCTGTTAATCCAGATGCACTAAACATTTAGAACACCCCGACACGAATGGGTTTCTGATATTTCTCCAGGATTCTATCTACTACACGATTACCTGTACTTGCTGTCCAATTCTTAGAGAATTTAATCTTAAAGTCATCATTATCAAACGATTCAATATATCTGTTAACATACTTTAAACTATCTGATGCAATATCTTGAATAAGCATATCTGCTGCATCTTGAATATCTTGTGGAATAACCTTCCATCCAAAGTCTGCATCTACTAAGTATTCATATCCATCATAAAACTCTACATCTAAATATCTATCTCTCCATACCTTTGAATAGTTTACTCTGTTATTTCCATTTGGTAGATTTTGAACTATTGCACTTAATTGTTTCTTATATACAAATTCTTGATCATTATTTGATAAGTCTTCATCTCTTTCAAACATTACCTCGTTATTTTCTAAAATGTTATAAATTTTACCAGTAATTGGTTCATCTATTAAAAGTTGATCTGAGTTGTCCCCAATAAATTCTTTCTTCTTACGCATGTAATCAAAACCACCAGTATGTGAATCTATGATATATCTTGCAAGTCTTTCGTATTCTGTAGCCTGAGTGTTTGTAATTTTAAGTGCTGTTACAATTGAGGATATATTAGTGTACGGTCTTACGATATCTATATTAAATATTTTAACTAATTCATCATTTGATATCTTTTTAACTGATGCAGCAAGTTTTGCTGTATATTCTTTAAAGTTTGAAGGCATTGTAAATACTACAGTTCCAGATCCATTAGATGTTGCTGATGCTGAGTATTCATTTCCTGTAATTAAATCATTTAATTCTATTAGATAGTTTGTGCTTGCAGTTAAACCTGAAACAGATGCACTTAGTGAACCACTGTTATAATTTAAAATTTCCATGTGTGCACCTCTATTTAATTATACTATAAAAGAAAAGAGAGGGACAAATAAATGCCCCTCTCTAATTGTTGTAAGGATATTATCCTTGCATTCTTGCTACTGCTGATGTTTCTTCGATTTGTACACCAAAGCGTAGGAATACTGTGTATTCTACAGTATCTTTCTTTGGTTGGAACTCACGATGAACTGTAATGTCTCTTTGGAAACCCCAAATACGGTTTTCAGGGAATGTCAAAACGACACGGTTTGCAGGCATCAAAGGAACTTCCAATAAAGGAAGACCTAGAACGCGGTAAGCGATAGGTGCACCAACAAGTTGTGGTTCTGCTCCACCAATAACTCTTTCAACGATTCTTTCGCTGTTTAAGTTACCGTTAGATCCAAGACCATTAATGATGTCAGATACTGTTTCTGTATCTGCGTAGAACTTCATGTTAGCACGTGCTGCACGATACTTACGTGGCATTGCTAATACCAATGCTTGTAAGGATTCGACAGTTGTGCCGTATGTTGCACTTGCACCATTATTTTCTTTTGTTGTGAAGCCTTCAAGGATGTTTAGGAATGTGTTTGAACCAGTTCCTGTACCATTGATTGCAAGATCTTCAAGATCGTTTGCGAATGCACGAGTCATTACGCGAACTAAGTGATACGCATTGTTACTCTGCGTCCGTCACGTGCTAGTACTTGTTGTTCGAAAATATATTCGATAAATTGGCGTGATTGTTCAGGAGATAAGATACCACCATCATTTGTAGTAGCACCATATACACCAAGGTCTCCAGCGGTTGGATTAGCGACTCCGCCAATTCCACCAGAAACGATTGATCCTGTACTTGCAGCCTTTTCTAAAATTTCATCTGCCATAATATTTCACCTCCCAGTGAATGTTGTTTAGCGATATAGGTCAGCGGAATTGAGGAAACGCCCGCCCCACATCGATTTTTTTGTTATTTGTGTTTCCTGAACGATCCCGCCGAGATCGCCAGACTTACGGATAGCGGTGTCGTCTTCTAGTGAGTCAACACGCTTTCCAAAATTATCTACATTGCCTTTAATGCCTTTAATTTCCTCTTGTGCGGAAGCAATGCTCTTTTGCAGTTCTGCCATTTTGTCGTTTAGTGATTTTACTGTTGTCACCAAGTCTCCAAGTGCTGAAGCAACTGTATTTTGAACCTCATCTACTGATTCTTGTACTGTATCTACAGCCTTTGCTAATTCAGCGTTATCGCTTTCTTTAGCAGGAGTGACGGCATCTTCTGCTGGTGCATCTTCTGTTGCTGGTGCATCTGCTGCTGGTGCTTCTGGTGCAACTGGTGCATCTTCGGCTGGTGCTGCTTCTGCTGGTGCAACTTCTTCTGCATCTGCTGATTTTTCAATGTTTTCATCTGTAGCAACTTCTTCTGCTGCTGGTGCTTCTGCTGCAATTTATCGCATGATGGGCATGAAGAATCTTCTTCTTGAGAAAGTCTAATTAGTGAGTCTGATTCACACCAATAAACATTTTCAAGATCTACTTTACTAATAATACCATCAATTTTGTTTTGACCGTCTGCCATTTTTTCAATAGACACAATATTTGCAAATTGATTTGCTGGATTGTCTACTAATGAGAGTTCGTGTAGGTCATAGTCTTTAATAACGCGAATTGATTTATCCATCTCGGCATCGTAGACTTGGTCAGAATCTTTGATACTGCCGCCAATAGAAAAACCAGAAAGAGTACCATCAAGAACTTTTTCCCAAGTATCTTGAGCACCTTTAGAAATATATGCATTTACAAAAACTCCATTATAGAATCTATCTTCTTCTTTATTATAAAACTTATCTGATTTAAATGATACCACTCTACCCACCGCAATTGGCATGTGCATTTCACGAAGGTTTCCACGGAATCTTTCGAATGCTTTTACGCTAACATCTGTTGGAACAATGTCTGATTGCTTGTCAATATTATCAAGGGTAGCGAACCCTGAAACCATACGCTTTTCTTTGTCTACCTTGGCAATCGGCATCGATAACTTGATGCTGTTTTCCTCAGAGTGCCAAAAGGCTTTATTTAAATTAGTCATGCTACCTCTATTATAATAAGTGTTTATAGGTGATTTAAAAGTTTATAACAATTATTGTTGAGATCTACCTTCACCCTGAGCATTTCGTCCAGTGGTGGTTGAGGTTGAATCTGATGCATTGTTAGTTCTTTGTTGATCCCTATTTCTATTGCCAGTTGCTTGGGAGTTTTGTTCTGCCCTTGCTTGAGCGTTAAGAATGATTGGTTCTGACCCTCCAGGTCTTACTGGGTATCCCAATCTTTCACGAACCTCGTTTGGAACAACTACCTGCATACGTAGGTATCTCTCGTCTATTTGACTTTGAGTTTGTTCATCTGTCAACGTTAATTCGTTGAATTTAAGGGAGAGCATATCTGTTTTTTCCTTAACAATCTTGTTAATAGTCTTTTCTAGATTTCTCTGAGATGGCCTTGCAACCTGTTCCTTAAATGTTCTATCTGCTACTAATGCTGATGCGATAGAAATTCCTGCACCACCGCCAACCTTTGAGTATGGAACTTGATGTGCCATAAGGATGTCATCACGGTTTGCTTTGCGATAACTGTCAAATGATCCATCTTGAATTCCATTTTCAATTGGCTCTAATTTAAAATCTACCTTACTATCTGGTCCATCTCCAGGAAGTGGGATATAAAGAGTTCTATGATTTTGACCCTTTAGTCCTGCTTGCATAAATCTAAAGAACTTGTCTTCTGCTTCTGAACTTAACTTTGCACCCTTTACTACTGCAATATATCTAGGGACTGCCTTATTCTCAAAATAGTCAACATTATACTTTGCTGCCAATTCATTACCAACCATTGATGTGGCTGCTGCTACTGTGTCTGGGACTCCGTAGTATGAGTTCTTTGGTGAGTATTTCTTAATATGAATTAATTCGTTTGGCCTATTGTCATTTGTTACTGGGTTAATATTTCTTGACTCTTGAAAGTTTCTAAAATATACTACCTTTTGATTTACTATTTGAATATATCCATCACGCATACGGCGAACACGGATTGTGGTTGCTGGGATATGTCCAATATATCCAATATCTCCATTTACCTTTCTTCCAATTTCAATATATCCATTACCTACAGTTTCAACATCTGTATATACCTTTTCCAATACATGTGTAAAAGTATCTTCATCATTCAAACTTTCTACCCACGAAGTTAGGTCTGCCTTTAATCTTTGAATCTTTCTTTGTGCCCTCATTAATGACGCATCGTCTGGAGCCTCTTCAAGTTTTGCAACTGTGGAATCTGTCATTTCAAATGAATATCCTAAGCCTACTATGTTTGCAACTTTTGCTTGGATTGCTGCGTGATTAGCAAATGAGTTTTCATAGAAATATGCAAGTTCATCCAAGTTGTATGGTGGAATAACTACGTCAAAAAGGCCATAGGCTGTAACCATATCTTGTTCTGGAAATAGTTGTTTTGATTTTGCATCATCAACGCCCTGATACACCTTATTAACAGTTCTTGCTATTTTACGTTTAAAATTTTGATGTATTCCATCATAAGACTTTACTAGTTCTCCATCAGTATTAAATGGATCTATCTTTGTAGGCTTTTCTGCCTTGTCTAAATTATCTATTCTTGCTATTACGCCTTCATCTTCCATGTTTATTAAATCCCTTTTCTGCCGCCATCCAAGCACCAATGTCTGTTTCGCTTGGAATTAGTCCTGATTTCATTCTTTCTATTTGTTCTGTGTGTTGCTCATCTGTAACTCTATTTACTCCAGCCATAAATTGAACCTTTCCTGCAGGTGCACCATAGTGTTCTGCTGCTTGTCTGATCTTGGCCATTTTTTCTAAATCATATGGACGACCAGGAATATTCATAATATTTCCGTTGCCGTCTCCGAATGGTTTGTTATCTAGGTCACACATCCATACATAGATGCCCCAGTCTGATTTTTTTTCTACTAATGTGATCTTAGGCTTGCCATTATTCTTAAGTTTTTTTGGATTCATGTCAACAAGTATACCATATTATACTGGTTTGACAAGAGTTGTGTCCCATGTAACGTCAGAAATTATATCTACACCATCTGAATTTAACTCTATTACTGAAGAATCATCAGAAACTATACTAGAAGTTCCCAAATATGAACCCATAATGCTTTGACCATCTATTGTAAATGTAATAGAAGTGGTTGGTGCATAAACAATTCCCCATTGTGTTGGGCTCCAATCTTCCCATTGAAGTTGGATTGTAACAATTTCTTCTCCAATAATTACTTCTGATGCTCTAACCTCTTGCCATGTTCTTGCATCTGTTCTTTGACCTAAAATTTCTGTTGATTTTTGATATACAGTAATGTTGTTATATAAAAATCCCTGATACAGTTCTAGTTGGCCAGACACGCCGTCTAGTAAAATAGTCTCTCCAAATGAGAATACTATAGATGACCATATCATTGGATATATAACTGGATGATTTATCTTTACGCCATTTTGATAGAATGTTAAATCATTATCTTCAAATCCTGTTTCAGCATCAAATACTTTAATTAACGCACGGCTACCATTATCAATTGGATCAAGATATATGTCATATGTTCTATCTGGAGTAGATACTCTTCCTATTTTTTTAACTGAGCCAACAGTAGCATCTTCGTTATACATACACCATAGTTGAAAACCGCCAAGAGAGTAGGACGATACCTTCTTATTATTTATTGGTATAGAAAAAGCCCTTGTACTCTGCGAAGTATAAGGAAGTATTGATATTCCAGAGTCTCCTGTTAAATATAGATATGGGGTAGAGTCTTTATAAATAGTAAATGGGTTTTTATCTTTATAAGAATACGCTCTATCATATCTTGATACAGGATATATTTTATTGCCAGTTCTTGTATTAATAGAGAAGAAATCACTTTCATCATTAGCCAGTGAGGATAGGCTCATTCTTTTAATTTGTAGTGGCTTTGAATTTACCCCTTGAACTTTTAGTTCTAGATGTATAGTTATGTAGTAGTTTGAAAAGTCAACCAATTCTTTTGGTGGAAAAATAACTGTTCCATCTGCTACCTCAAACTTTGTCTCAATAACATCTGTTGTATTATCAAAATCAAGCACCCTATTATTTGTTAATTCCTGAGTGTTAATATATTTAGAATATGAAACTTTTCCTACCTCATCAAAACTTTGAAGAGTTATATAGGACTTTAGGTTATCATGATTATGATAATTTGCACTAGATGAAGGATTTGTCAATACTTGAGATGGATATTCTATATTAAATTGAATCATATCTAGATCATAATATTCTAGCCCGCCCTTGCTTTTTACCAATTTACCAAAGTATGAAAGTGGTATTGAGTCTTCCCAGTAGCCAGCAGAACATATATCAAGAGTCATAGATGATGGGCCAAGCAGAGGCTTTAACGTATAATTCCCTGTGTATTCAAAAGATTGATTAGTTACTTCAGTGCTGGCAAATCCCTGTTCATTAAAAATTGAAGACATGTCTTTTTGATTAAAGAAACTATTATTAAAAGTTACATTAAACAACTTTCCTAAGAATGTTGAATTTGCATAGCCCATCAAACTTAATGATATATTTTGAGGACTTGAAAAAAAGTTTCCTAATACATTTCCATAATTAATTGAAAGTTTATCTATATCTATACCTACTGCAAAGTTAGCACTTGCTGCAACTGATGCTGTTGATAAGATTACATCATTATAGGCGTACTTTAATCCAGAATTATCAAGTGTTACTTCAAAAGTATTATTGTTAATAGAGTTCTTAAAGTGCATGATTACTTGAGAACTTGCTGACAATGTTGGTGGTGCCTGAAATATTCCGTAAACAGATGCCACTCTATCGGTTATTGGATTTATTGAATCAAACTCTATAGATCCATCCACGTTGTTGTATGCATCATTTGGCCTCATCTTTATAAATGGGTATTCTCCTTCTATCTGTTTTAAGAAATTATCAGTAAGAATATCTGATGCTTCTTCTGTTTGTATTCCTAACCAAGAATATGAAAGCCACTCCAACCAGTTCTTTTGTTCAAATTCTGACCAATCACGTATATCTACGGAAGTTGTAAAAATTCCTGTTTGACCACTAAATCTAAATTCTGGAAGATTATAATTTTGAAAACCTATATATTTTGAATTAGCATTTAAATTATTAAAATACCCAGCATTCCAAGCATTCATATCTGGATAGTTTATTGTTGATGTATATTGTGCAAATGGAAAATCAATATATGAAGATTCTCCTCCAAAGTTATTTGTTACTGCCTCAGCATTTGGAACT